GAAATCATGAGCACATTACATCACGAATCAATCCTAGAAAACCTCTATGAAGAGGAAATGGCAAACATGATTAAATCAGGTTATGCTGAGTTAATGACACAAGAAGCACTCGAAGAACATTGTGCTTTTATCGCCAAAGAACTGTTCGAGGACCTATGCCAGTGAATACATTTCCCAGTATCGATGAGATCGAAGCAAAGCACGGTTTCACCATTGAAGCACTTGAACAATTTGAGTACATCATCACTTATCTCAATGAATGTGCTTCACCTGAGTTACTCAAAGAGATTAAAATCTCAGAAGATGGATTTAATCAACTTGTAGACTATACTACAGAGTTAAGAGTATTTGATGGGGTGAACTGTGCCGAATAACAAACTAGCACATAGTGGGTTTATTTTGATCTCATTATTGCTTATAATAAGTACATAACAAACAAACAAACTTTATGACCAAAACTCAAACAATCATGAACAGAATCGTTCAAGTTGATAACTTTCAGAACATGGCATGTTGCTGTGCTAACTGGGATGAATTTGTTCAAGAATTGGCAGAGTGGGGTGTTGATGGTTGTGCAAAGATCGATTTTGATGATCCTGACCTAGACATTCCTACTCTCAACGCTTTCATCAAAGCAGAAAACGGTTATGTAAGAGAGGTGGCATAATGAAGAGTTTATTTGAATCTCAAATTTGTGTAGATTGTGGCAAACCTTGTCACTTTGGTTCTGGTAGGTTTGTGAATAGATATTCAGTTTATAATGATGATGTAGAGGGTTGGCGCTGTGGTGATTGCGCTGCTGAAGTTGATGCTATGTTAGAGGAATTAAATAGATGAGTATAACCATAGATCTAAATTCTGAACAATACAACAACTTGATGACACTTTTAAGAGAGTCACAAGAAAGATCTAGAGACAGCATATTAACGTGCTCACTAGAAGCAAATCAAGTGGATGAACTCATAGAGGTGTGCCAGTGAACAAACTGGCACACAACCGCTTGAGATTCAGGTGAAAACCTGCAATACTATAAGAGTCAAAGAAACGGAGGCAAATTTGCAACTCACTTCCAAGGATGGTCACATGGTTGTTGACTTCTATCCCGTCAAGTTTGCAACGGGTCAGATTCACAATCGTCTCATGCTTAAAGTTGTAACTTTCATGGGCAAAACTCAATCCAAACGTTACATCAACAAGAAAGATTTTCAGTATGAGTTTGATTCCCGCACTCATGGTTATGGTTATCAAGTAACCGACGAATCTATGTTGCCTCAACTCTTTAACTCTGCCCTCGCTCCCTGTTGCTAATGCGTTTATTCTTCGTTGCCATTTTTGTTCTGTTAGGTGTTAATCTAACCATTGAACTACTCAATTCTTCTCTGGTTGATGTACTAGAGAAACGAAAAGAAACCATCGAACAAGTACAACAACAACTCAACTAATGCCAAACCGCGATCTGCTTCTCAAGTACGAATCTGAGTCAATCACAGAGGAAGAGTTTTTGACACTATTTCAGGAAATTTATGACACTGGCGCCTGGAAATGGTTGCAGGGTCATTATGGCAGAACTCTAAACGCTCTTGCTTCTCAAGGACTTATCGAACTCGCTTAAATCTATGCAATTCAATGTAACCGAAATCGAATTTGACTTCAGTGATGATTATCCTGAAGGCGAAGAGTTTGCTATCTCAATCGATGATGAGATTGCTGCTCGTGATCTTGCTCTTGGTGTCTGGGAAGCAGATGACGAAGATGACCTAATAGAGGAGATTACATGTGCTACAGGTTGGTGCATTAAAGAAATCGATTATAACATTGTATTGCGTGATTATGGTCCTTGGCGTAAACTTTCCCCACTGAGTGAATGATTACTTCAAAAGCAAAAATGATTGAAGTGATGAGCAACTGCACTGATGCAGATACTCTCACAAGAGAACAGAAATTCGAGGTCTTTTGCCGTGTTTGTGACAACATGCTGAAGGAAGGTAGACTCAGCAAAGCGAAGCATAAACGTTGGACGGAGATCTGGTGATGGGGAGTGGACAGTTGCTCAAAGTGTCCACTTTTGGTGGAAATGGGTCGGATCTCGTGTATTATTAAAGAGTCAAAGAAACGAACCTGCTTATGTCTCTCTCTTCTCAAGAAACTTGCGCCACTATCTATCGCGGGTTGTTCACTGATGGAGAATGGGAAGTGATCGATCGTGCTCTTGGTGAGTATATCGATCATCTCGATGATCCTAATCCTGAATATCCCGAAGAGGAACAGAATTATTACTCTGTTCAAGCAAAGATTCACGCAATTTTCAAACTGACGGAGAACAACTGATGCAAGAGTTTAAGTTTCTACTTTATGGTGAATGGATCCGTCCAAATGGTCATCAAATGTATGACATTTTAGGTTACATCAAACCAACAAGAGAGGACGCAATCGCTACATGTAGGCGTCTCAATCCACACTTCCACATTAACCACATCGAAATCGAAAATGTCTGAACAACTCATCTACGAAGCAACCCAAGTCCTTGAACTACTTGAGGATTCAGTCGAGTTTATTTGCGATGATATGTCACTCTCTGGACAGAAAGTCTGGACGATGGTGTATGAACTCGCTGCACACAAAGTAAAGGAGTTTCCCGCAGAATGACCTATCTTGAATTACTCGAAAAACTTACAGTTTGTTCATCTGAGACACTACAACAACAAGTCACCGTTTATGACATTGCCGAGGATGAATTTGTGCCAGTGAGTGAAACTTATTACACTGATTCAGACTCTCAAGTGTTAGATCCCGCTCACCTCTATCTTGCTTTCTAAATGTCCAACATTTCCGACGTAACTGACTCAATTCACGATTGGCAAGATTTTTGGTATGCTCCCGAAGAATATGGGTCGTGGTCATACTATAACAGTGAAAGTGAAGGTTTAGATATACCCGAACAAACTTATCCTGTTTATCTCACAAAGAAAGAAATCGAAACCGTATTTGATGCACTAGAGAAAGAAACATTTGATAGCATCGTTGATAGTATTTTCTCTAAACTCGAAACCGCTACTCTCTCTTCCAAATGACTGAAACTAACATCCAAAAGGATAACATCGTTGATCGTGATGAACTTCAGTGCGATTATGTTGATCGCATTGTTGATGGTCTAGACATCAAAGATCTCTGCCAAATCGTCTCTGAGTACTTGCATGAATCGTTGGATAAGTATTCAGTCAATGAGTTAATTACAGAGGTCGAGGAGACCTATCCAGACCTCCTAGAGGGATAAACATAGAGGGACTAATCGTCTCTCTTAAGTATATCACAGGTGCTTCCAGTACGCTCGACGCGCCGCCCTAAATTTTGACACTATCTAATCATGAAACTCACAGGATCGTCCAAGTACTCGAAACTTTTAGACTATCAATCACAAGAGAAATTATATAAGGAAATCGTCAAGTATTATGCTGAGGTAGATGAAGCGAGACAATCATATGTGAAGGATCGTTGACATAATAGCACTACTCTTATAAAATACTATTGAGTCATTCTTATTCACCGCTCATGTTAGTTCAATCCACGCATCTTTCACGCTATCGGGTTACGTTAGATTTTACGGTTGATGACAGCAACTGTGTGAGTCCGTCTAATTGGAATTGGAAGGAATTGCTTGAACTGAAAGCAAACGAGAAAGTGAAAGAGGTTATTGTCGAAAACCTCGGACATGTTCCAAATAAAGGTAAAAGGAAATGACCAGTAGTTACGGACCCGATGTTCTTACAAATGAACAAAGTTGTGAAGAGTATTATGATCTTTTCGATTCTACATTTGATGAGTTTTATGAAGCATTCATCGAGAAAGATGCTCCTGAATACGAATCACAAGTAGAGGTGGATTATGATCCCTAATGCTGATCAATTAGATGACACATTTACTCGGGAAGAGTTATCAACTATTAAACTATTAGTGTTAATGTACTTGGAAAGATACAACGGCATTCCTAACAATGAACAGGGGGCAATGTATCAAAAGATTAAACAATTAGCAACTAAGGTTGATTACATTAACCGTGATACTTACACTAGATAAAGTAACACATAGGGGGCACACATGTTACGAGTACTTAAACAAACAGATCCAGTAATTATCATTGGAATAGTGTTAGGAATTAGTCTCTTATTTCTCTCTTAATTAACTCGAATACACTGCTAAGTGCCTTCGGATATGCTTCACAGTATCTCTGAAGGTGCTTTTTTAATGTATTAAATAAATGGTTAAAAAAACATACTTGCGTGCTTTATCTCTCTTTTAATACTTCTGAATAAAGGTAGCATTTTATAGTCATCTTGGACGGCATTCTATCACAAAACCTCTGAAAAGTCAAGGAGGTCTGGGAAACACTTTGAGACCCACACATAAGACCGACAGTGTAGCAAATGTCTTGACAATCCTCTGAGGCATTGTTATAATAACTCTGCTAGGGTTCAGAAACTGGCAGTGTATCATATCTGCTTGCCTCTGAGAAGCAATAAAGGACAGTCTAATAAGTGTCACACAACCCCTAGTAATGGGTCTCTCATGCCCTATAATAGTTGTATACCAAACAAAGGACAAACATGAGAAAGATCGAAACTCAAATGAACTCTGCAATCGAGAAGGGAATCAACTGGCATTCTTCTAACACCGTTGTTACTTTCGATCAGCAGTCTGGTGAGTCTTCGGTATATCTCCACGGAAACCACATCGCTACAATCGGTGAAGGATTCGTGCAGTTGTTTGATGGTGGTTGGCAGTCTAATACAACTAAGAGTCGTCTTAATGCGATCCTAGAGTATAACGGTCTGCCAGGTGAGCGTGTATATCAGAAGGCATATGTGTGGAATGTTCGTCTTACAGATGGCACTTCAATTCCTTTCTTTAGTGGTATGCGTCTTAACTGATTGCATCTCTTTCGTTAACACTTTCGTTCTTCTTATCATGACTAACTACGCTACACTCTCCCGCCTTGATCTTGAGATTCTGGACACACAACAGAAAATCAAATATGTCCGTCTCCCTGCTTCTCGTCCTCGGAAATCTGATCTCTGGTTGACACAAACTAAAGGGATCAGGACTAACACTAATCGTGGCAAGATCAACACCAAACATGCTGATTTAGTCTAAGACATGTGCAGGGGGAGTGCTTGACACTCTCTCTTTTTTATGGTATGATAAGAGCAACTTAAGAGCAGTGATTTGCTCTGATATGTTGTAGCGTATTAAAACCGATGGGTCCTTCTAACCTACAACGGACCGAAAACGAGAGCTAAATATAAACCTCATTTAAAAAAATTTCCAGTATAAAAAAATGCCCATAGGGTCCGACCCTCATAGACCCTCGGAGCATCCCCCTTAACAGATACTAATATTTGTGATATACTAGGAGAGTATACTATACAGGTAAATTACTCACAGCAATGATATTACCTAAGGTTAACCCATAGTGTTATCATCATTGTGAATACCTAGATACAACATAGCCGTATGACTCTTATGAATGATCAAAAGTTTTACCATGTATATCTGAAAGATAAGGTCCTTTTTAAGAATCTCGATGAAGATGAGTTCAGAGTAGTTTGGGGCCGAATCTTTAAATCTTATTGGAAGGATGATTTATCTTACACTGTTTGTACTAATGATCTATGTGTTACTGAGGATCAGAGTTACTAATGCAAGTAAAGTACGGAGAAGAGAATGAAGTGTAAGGTCACTTTATATAAAGCGGGTACTGTTTTCTATGAGGAGATGGTATGTACCGATTATGAGGATGCTAAAAAAATCGCTTTAGCGCGAAATCCTGGCGCGTCGATCGTAGGTGTTACTGCCGTATTCAAATGAACTATGAATTTCATGACCCGCATATGTGCGGAGTACTTGATACCAAACTAGAAGGAGATAACCTAGAATTAACTTGGGATCTCATTAAGAAGTATTCTCCCAAGAGTGCGGTATGGAGTGGCAATGATTTGATTAGTATTGATACTGAAGATAAACAATGGTTCTTAACTGATACTGATAATAAGTGGGAGAATGCAATTCTACGACCCGCAGTTGCAAAGTATGCTGATCGATGGGGATTACCTTGTAGTACAATTACGAGTCACTATCATGGATTGAATTTTACTCGTTTCTGGTGTCGTGCTAGTACAGCAGGAGACTTTCATAGTCTTCATCACCATCAGGCGGTATTGTCCTTTGTAGTGTGGATGAATATTCCTTTTAATAGTAGGATCGAACAAAACCTTCAACCTGGGTTCAGACCTAATGCAGGAACCTTTGGTTTGTACTATACTGATAGTATTGGTCGAGTACAAGAGATGCTTTGGCATGTTAGTAAGGAATGTAATGGACAAATGATTATGTTCCCTAGTGCATGGAAACATGCAGTATACCCACACTTCAGTACAGACGAATATCGTATCGCTATTGCTGGTGATGTTTGCATCAACAGTCATGATGTATATGATCCTATTCATGAATGGGCAGATCCCAGTGAAGAACGGGAAATTAATGAAAATGTTTAAGTTTCTATATACGGTATAGTTTACGTATATTTTAAGAGATGGAGTTAAATGTAGATTCTTGTACTGTCGATCTATTGTTGGAAACTATTCAATTCCGTATTGAGAACGACACAGCTCTACTTTACTCTCCTAATATCCGATCCGACCTAGAGGATCTATTGGCAACTATGGAAGGTTATTCCGATGAATTTCTATGATGTTTACTTAGGAGAAGATTTAGTTGTTTCAGATGTTGCTGAGATTGATCTGAAACACAAGTTGGACTTTATTAAGTGTTACTTTATTGAGTATCCAAAAGATGATTTAAAGGATCGTGAAGTGAGAGTAGTTAAGCATGAAGACCACAAAGATTAATCCACCCAACTATGGGTTTATAGATGTGACACTAGATGATAGTCATATTGACTATCTCTATTCACTGATAGAAAAGTATGAACCAGAGGGGTCTCCTCAACAGTGGCCACTCATCGATGATAATAACAGATTTCAGGAAGAAGTATTAAACAAAGCAGTAAAGGAATATATTGATGAGTGGGGGTTTCCAGAGAAACTCAAAATGACTCATGTACATGGACTTACCTTTCAGAAGTTTTGGGTTAATAAAACAGGAAAAGGTGAATACCAAGCATTGCACAATCATGATGGAGTGTTCTCTTTTGTAGCGTGGTTGAATATTCCATATGCATCAGAAGTTGAACAATGTGTTCCAAATACAATGCATCCAGAGGCAGGTGACTTTATACTTACATATACTGATATTGTAGGTAGAACTCGTAAGATGAATTGGAAGGTAGATAAACAACACAACGAAGGACATCTGTTGCTTTTCCCAAGTGACTGTTATCATGCAGTGTACCCTCACTTCCTAACAGATGAAAAAAGAATTTCCGTCGCTGGTGATATCCTACTTAACAGTTTGAGTTGTGTAGATGTTCATAATCAGGGTGGTATACCTCTAGGGTATGGGTACAATAATAGTCAGGAGTTTCTTTAATTCGCTGACTATATAATACAGTTATCATGGACAACTTGAATTGAACGTGGTATACTGATCATGTAACTTTGCAAATGTTATGGCTAAAGGATTTACAGTAAAAGCAAATGCCCCCAAGGTCAAGAAAGTAGAAGACGACTTCGATCTTGAGGCGGCAAAAGAAATGGTAAAAGGTAAGGCAATCGTCTTCTGCCTACCTGGACGAGGAGTTTCATATATCTTCCTCAAAGCATTTGTCCAGTTGTGCTTTGATCTAGTACAAACTGGTGCAAGTATTCAAATCTCCCAGGACTATAGTTCCATGGTTAACTTTGCACGATGCAAGGTACTTGGTGCTAACGTTCTACGTGGACCCGATCAGGTGCCCTGGGATGGTAAACTGAAGTATGACTATCAACTCTGGATCGACTCTGACATCGTATTCGACACTGAGAAGTTCTATCGTCTTGTCTGGATGAACAAGGAGATTGCAGCTGGTTGGTACATGACTGAAGATGGTAAGACCACTTCCGTTGCACACTGGTTGGAAGAAGAAGACTTCGCTAAGAATGGTGGCGTCATGAACCACGAAACTGGTGAGTCTATCTCTCGTCGTCGCAAGCCTTTCACCGTGGACTACACTGGTTTCGGTTGGCTTCTTATCAAACATGGTGTGTTTGAAGATCCCAAGATGAAGTATCCCTGGTTCGCTCCTAAGATGCAGGTATTTGAATCTGGTGATGTTCAGGATATGTGTGGAGAAGACGTTTCGTTCTGTCTCGATGCTAAGGAAGCGGGTTATGAGATCTGGTGTGATCCTAAGATCCGTGTTGGACACGAAAAGACTCGCGTAATCTGATGTTATACAAGGTCATGGAGTTGGGTACAGACGGTTGGGGTGTTCCTGACCTCAAACTCGATGTACATCTGACAAAAGAACAAGCTAAAGAGAGACTTGACTTCTATATTAACGAAGGGGTCTCTCCTTCAAGACTAAAAGCAACCCCTGAGTAAACTTAATTGACTAAATAATGGCTGTAAGAAAAATGGCAAAGGGTGGTGGCACCTTTATCGAGTCCACTCCCAAGAAAACTAGGCAAGGTCAAGGAAAAAATTCTAAATTTTCCGCCACTTCTAGGAATAATGCCCGTAAACGCTATCGAGGACAAGGTAATGGCTGATTCGGATCCAACAAAATCTCCACTTAATGCTGCAGCAGTAGCAGGAACAGAGGGAAAAGTAGTGGGTCAATATGATGTTTCACAACAGGCTCGTAAAAAAGCTGCTAAAAATGACAATTCCACTCAATCTCCGCTAGCTGCTGGTTGATAAATTACTCAAATTTGCGTCTAAGTCTCCTAATTGGGGGTTTAGACGCTTTTTTTATGCTTCTAAATAGTCCAGAGAGACTCTAACTATGTTAATTCCTCCAAATAACGACTTCCTTGACAACTTGGGTGCCCAACAGCACGAAAAAATGCTACGAGAAGTGGTTGGCGATGCTAAACACGACTTCAAAAGGCAGAATAAACTACATGAAGAGATCAGAAATGATGACGATTATGATGATTGGGAGTATGGCACAGAACCGATCATCGGGGAAAGTGCTTAAATAGATGTAAACTAAGGTTCAAAAATGGCTCTGATCGATAGACTAAAGGTCACATCCAGAAAATTTAAAGATATTAGTCTGGCATTTGCTAAACATCCTGTTACAAATGACATTGGAGCCTTTTATGATGAGGATGCAATCAAGCGATCGGTCACAAATTTAGTCAGAACACGTATTGGAGAGCGTTTTTACAACCCTCTGGTAGGTTCTGAAGTGGAAGATTCGCTTTTTGAGAACCCAGATCTTCAAATGGCAACGTCAATTGAAGATGATATTATGCTTTTATTAGAAAACTTCGAGGGAAGGATTAAAAATACCCAGGTTATCGTAAGTTTTCCCATAGATACGAATGAATTGAACGTAGTTATTAGTTACGACATCGTTGGAATTGTCCTCCCGACGCAAAATATCGAATTCATTCTCCAATCAACTAGAGTATAATGGCTTTTAATCAGTTTACAAACCTAGATTTCGCTGATCTTAGAGCTCAGATCAAGGATTACCTGCGTGTAAACAGTAATTTTACTGATTTTGACTTTGAAGGATCGAACTTTTCGATTCTGATTGACCTTTTAGCGTATAATTCATACCTCTCGGCCTACAATACCAACATGGCCGTCAATGAATGCTTCCTTGATAGTGCAACTTTGAGAGAAAATGTTGTTGCACTCGCTAGAAACATTGGATATGTACCACGATCTGCTAGATCTGCTAAGGCAACAGTCAGTTTTAGTGTAGATTTGGGTCAAAACGACACCAGAATCGTTACAATGAAGGCTGGACAGGTTGCATTAGGTCGTCAAGAGTCTGGACAGTACATTTTTTCCATTGCTGACGACTTTGTTGCTACTGTAAATGACGATAATCAAGCAGAATTTGCTAATGTCAACATTTATGAGGGTGTTTATCTAACAAAATCCTTCACAGTTGACTATTCTCAAGCAAATCAGAGATTTATTCTTCCAAATCAGAATATTGACTCGACTTCTATTCGTGTAAAAGTCACTTCTACGACTACAGAGATCTACGAACTGTATTCAAACATCCTTAGAGTCGATGCAACGTCTAAATTATTCCTTCTTCAGGAAATTGAAGACGAAACTTATGAGATTTTGTTCGGTGATGGTATCCTAGGTAAGAAATTACCAGCTGGTGCAAGGATTGATGTAAGTTATATTGTAACAAATGGTCCAAAAGCTAACGGTGCTAAGAATTTCTCCTTTGCAGGTATCCTTAACGATGATACTGGAGCAGTTTTAACATCAGGAATCTCACTTATCACTACACAAGAGGAAGCATCTAACGGAGATACTGTAGAAGAAACCTCATCTATTAAATATCTTGCACCTCGTATCTACGCGGCACAGTACCGTGCAGTGACGGCAAATGATTATAAGGGGATTATACCCTTTGTGTACCCTAACGTTGAATCTGTGACCTCCTACGGGGGTGAGGAGTTGGATCCGCCTGAGTATGGTAAGGTGTTTATTTCCATCAAACCTAGAAATGGTAACTTCTTATCACAAATCACGAAAGATGATATTTCTAGAAAACTAAAACAATATTCTATTGCTGGTATCAAACCAGAAATTATTGATCTTAAGTATCTGTATGTTGAAACTGATACTTCAGTTTATTACAACACCAACTCCGTTTCTGATCCTACAGAAGTAATCACTGCTGTAACAAATACATTAACAACTTATTCTAAATCTTCTGATCTAAATGACTTTGGTGGAAGATTCAAATACAGTAAAGTTGTAGGTCTTATTGATGATAGTGCTAGAGGTGTTACCTCTAACATTACTAAGGTCAAGATGAGAAGAGATATTGTTCCTGAATTTAATACGTTTGCTACGTATGAGTTATGTTTTGGTAATAAGTTCTACATTCAATGTGCTGGTTATGGAATCCGTTCTACTGGATTCACTGTAAGCAATATCGATGGAACTGTATATCTTGGTGATATTCCTGTTGACGGATCTGACAAAGGTAAGTTAGTTCTATTCAAACTTGATAACAACCAACCTTTGGTAGTTAAGAGTAACGCTGGAATTGTAGATTATACCAAAGGAGAGATTATTTTAGACGTGGTAAATATAACAGGTACTTCACTTCCTAATGGAACGATTCAAGTCGAATCTATTCCACAGTCGAATGATATTATTGCACTGAAAGACCTATATCTACAGTTGGATGTCCAACACAGTACAGTAAGTGCTCTACCTGACGTTGTTTCTTCTGGTGAGAATACAGCGGCCACAAATTATGTAACTACATCTAGCTACGCTAGCGGAACAATCTATACGAGATAAATGTCTGAAATCAAAAGGGTTAAAATATCTCACGTTATTGAGGGTCAGATTCCTGAGTTCCTAAATCAGGAGTCCCCTCTTTTTGAGCAGTTTCTTTTCCAATATTATCAGTCACAGGAACATCAATCAGGTTCTCTTGACTTAGCGAATAATATTGCAGAATATCGAAAGATCACTGCATTTAATAATGAAACCCTAGTGCCTGCAACGGTTCTCACCGCAGAAATTTTTGGTGCGGATAGAGTCATTAATGTAAACTCTACTGTTGGATGGCCTGACAATTATGGTCTCTTAAAAATTGATGAAGAGATTATTACATACACTAGTAAAACCGCAACTACTTTTGAGGGTTGTGCAAGAGGTTTTAGTGGTATTGATAAGATCTCTAAAGAAGATGCTGCTGAATTTCTAAACTTTTCTGAAACCTCTGCTACAAGTCACTTAGCTGGAGCAGTTGTACAGAACCTTAGTAATCTTTTCTTACAACAATTTTTTACCAAGTTTAAATCAGAATTCTTACCTGGCTTTGAAAACAGAAGTTTTGTTAGTGGAACATCTGTTGCGAATGTATTAACTAGGGCAAAAGACTTTTATACCTCTAAGGGTACTGACGCTTCATATCAGATTCTTTTCAAACTTCTTTATGGTAAAGATATTGAAATTATCAAACCCATTGAGAAGACTTTAGTTGCGTCTTCTAACGTTTACTTTAAAACAAAACACGTTCTAGTTGAAAACCTATTTGGTGGTGATCCTACACAGACAGTTGGTAATCCACTACTACAAAATCTTCCTGGCATTGGAACAGTTAGTGCTTCGATCTATAACGTAGAGTACAGACCAGTTGGACAGAAAGATTTCTATGAAATTTCTCTAGACTCTACTTCATTTGATGGTTCTTTTGAAGTTCCTGGTAAAACAAAAACCTTAGAAGGAATTCCAGAGAAATCTGAAACAATTATTGTTGATTCTACAGTTGGATTTGGTAGAACTGGTAAGTTGTTGATTAAACCTAGAGAAGGTGCTAACTTTTTACTTGCAGAATACAAAGATAAAACTTTAAACCAGTTTTTAGGGGTCACAGGTATTAACACTGACCTCAATTTTGGTGCCGACATCTTTGAAGATAAACTAGCATTTGCATATGCTGGTTTTGGGCAGACTTCATTGCTCCAAATGAGACTTGTCAACGTAATTGACAACGTTGATACTTCCGAAACTACAAATATGGAAGTCGGAGACAGCATGAAGCTGTACTCTTTTGGATTTGATCTACAAGATGATCCAAAATTCAATAGTTGGATCTACAACGTACCATCAACTCATAATTTAATATCCTCTCAACAGGTAAACGTAAATTCATACAGACTTAGACTATATGATTCTGTTGTTTTCTACATTGGTGAGGAATTAACACTATCTGATGACTTAGGAAGTTCGGTAAGTGTAACTGTTAAAAACATTGAATACGATAGTGCCAATGTTCAGAAAAAATTATCGAATAGAATCGTAGTTCAAACAAATGGAGTTGCTCCAACACTTCCGACTAAGATTCAAAAGAAGATTAGTAAGTCTTCACACAACTCAAATTACTTTGTTGGTGCAAATGCTTTCCCAGTAGGTATTCAGAACTCTTATTTGGACAATAATGAAGAGTTCTTCTATGTTGCTTCATCTGGTCTTCCAAACTATCCTATTTTTGCTACTGATAACAAGATTTTTGTAAAAACTTCTACTGTAGAAGTTACTGATGGCACTGGTACACCTATTCTTGGTGGAGGATACACTTATACCGTAAGATCTCTAGATCCCCTTAACCAAACAACACCATTTAAGCACAATCTTGTAACTGGTGATAAGATTTATTGGGATAATACAACCTATAGTGGTATTCAAACTGGAGTATACTTTGTAACTAGTGTCAATGAGACTGAATTCCTACTCTCATACAGTGGTTCGGACGTATTTTCTAAAAAATATGTAGCAATTAGGACTAATACTTCTGGACAAGACATTTACAAGTCTGGATGGGAAAATAAAACTCTCAAAAACCAAAAATTACTCAGAAAATTCACTTATACTCCAAAACGTGAATATTTTGATGATCCCAACAAGAGAACTATCAAAAATCGCCCAGTTGGGTTGCTTGCAAATGGTGTAGAACTGTTTCCTGCTACTGTTCTTGATGAACAAATCCACTTTGGTGATATTGCAGACGTAAAAATCACCAATGCTGGTACAGGGTATGATGTTCTTAATGGACCTCCTCTACAAGTCTTCGATCAAACTGGTACGGGGTGTGTTGTACACGCAAACGTTGAAGGTTCTTTTGAAGAAGTAAAACTTATCTCCCCAGGTATTGGATATCAGGAAAAACCAAAGATTACTGTTACTGGTGGTAATGGTTCTGGTGCTGTTCTAGAATCAAACTTTGTTAAAGGTAGAATTATTGCCAATTTCAAGGCAGATGGTACATCTGTTAATGTTTTCTCCGATACTATTGATTTTGAGAATAAGCATAACTTTGAATTGGGAGAAGGAGTTGTTTACGACTCTAAGGGTAACCCAAATATCGGAAATATTGTAAGTGGTGCAACATATTTTGTTGGGCCAGTTTCCGATAAGATCATTAAACTCTATACTGACCCTAAAGATGCAATTTCTGGAATTAACACCGTAAATATTGGTGGTGTTAGTTATGGATTCCATAGCTTGTCTACGGTTGAGTCCAAAAATACAATTACAAAGATTTACGTAAAAAATAAAGGATCGGGATACTCCAATAAGAAAATTTTATTCCCTGCAAGAAAAGATACTGAATCTATTCGATCTGGAGTAAGTACATCTGATAATTTTATCTTTGCTAAGGACCATAATTTTAAAGATGGTGAAATTGTTCAATATGAAACGGATGGAACATCTATTACTGGTCTATCTACAACAACTCAGTATTTCGTTAAGATCATTGATAGTGATAGATTTAGATTATGTGATGCTGGAGTAGGAACTAATAGAACATTCGATAATTATGAGAAAAATAGATTCAGTATTCTAAAGAGTGTTGGTACTGGAAAGCATTGCATTAAATATCCACCCATCGTAGTTTCTGTTGAGTCTATTTCTGCTATTGGTGCAACTACAGTTGTAAAACCAGAAATTTCATCGGATATTCTAGGATCTATTACTAGTGTCTACCTTGAAGAGGGTGGAATTGGTTACGGTTGTACTAACATTCTAGATTTCCACAGAAGACCTGATGTTGGTGTATCTTCAACAAGATTCCAAGCATTATTACAACCAATTATTATTGGTGGATCTATTGTTGATGTCCAGATTCTTGCATCTGGTGATGGATTTAGAGTCGATTCCGATATTATCATCAATAGTCCAACAGGTGCTTTTGCTGACATCAAACCAATAGTCAGTAATGGTAAAATTACTGGAGTAAGTGTTCTTGATGGTGGTGTAGGTTATGCTGCTAGTGATACCACACTGTTCTTAAGAAATAGAGGTAGAGACGCTAAGTTTATTGCTAATGTCCGTGAGTGGAAAATTAACCAAGTAGTTAAAAATGAAAATATTATTGATCCTGCTGATTCTCTTTTAATTAAACCTAGTACAAACCCAGAGTATCAGTTACAAACATACTCAATGTATCCACCTAACCAATTGAGATATCAGTTGGGTGACAATATTGATTCTGGCAATTTAGAACTATCGGCAAATGCTACCCACTCACCGATTCTAGGTTTTGCTTATGATGGTAACCCCATATATGGTCCTTATGGGTTCTCAGAATCGACTGGAGGACCTGTTGTACGTCTTAAGAGTGGATATATCCTCGATACCACAAACAAGGTCGGTTTAAGACCTCCTGGCTTCCAGTTAGGATATTTTGTAAATGACTTTAAGTTTGATAATTCTGGTGATCTTGATGAATATGGCGGTAGGAATTGTGTAACTCCACAATTCCCAGATGGAACATATGCATACTTCTATAGTATTGACGTTGACTCTAGTGGAGTTGCTGATCCTAAGTTCCCATACATTTTGGGTAGTAGTTTTAGAGATACTCCTATTGAAGAGAACTTCGTAACCTTCTTCAATCAAGACGTAGATATTGTTTCTAGAAACTTAACTAGAAACATTGGTCCTTATTATCTTTCTGCTGGAAATTCAAAATACGAACTGATCGATAGAGTTGAAGATTCTTACAAACAAGAATTTAGTGTAACTAAAGTTAAAACAGCAGGAATTACTTCTGTTAGTGTTTTTGCCAGGGGTTCTGGATATAAAGTTGATGATAATCTAAACTTAGATAATACGGGAACTGATGGAACTGGAGCAAATATTGTTGTTGGATCCGTTCTTGGAGCAGAAGTAAACACAATCAAGATTGGTGTTAGCACTCTCACTGATGTTGACTTGAGATTAGTTAATAATAAAATTATTGGTGTAACAACAGTTCCCCATGAGTTCTCTGATGGTGAAACAATTATTCTTTCTGGTATTTCTACTTCCGAATTTACTCAGTTTAACGGAGAGCAGAAAATCAAGGTAAAGACAAGAACAACAGGTCTAAATGTTGAACTTGCTGATGTTGGTGCTACTGGTATTACCACATATATTTCAGTTACAGATACTAGAGACTTTGTAGCTGGTGACGTAATTGGTATTGGTACTGAGACTCTTACTATTTTGAATGTAGATAGTGAGTTTGGTAGATTTAGAGTCAACAGAGAATACTATGTTGGTATTGGTATCACACATGCTGTTGGAACTAATAATGTATTCTTAAAACCAAATAAATTTGAATTGGTTGAAGATAAGGACATTAAATTGTCCTATTTGACATATACCAATCAAATGTTCTTCTTTGATCCTAGCTTTACTGTAGGTATGGGATCTACTGGAACACATTATGATATCTCTCTGACTGGTTTAGGTCTTTCTGCGGCTAATGAAACGATTGAAAATAGATTCGTACCACAAAGACAGTTATACATTCCTAACCATAAGTTCTACACTGGTCAAAGTCTTGTATATCACATGGGTGTTGGTGGAACATCACTAACATATGCTAAGACTGCTGTTGGATCAACTTCTGGAGTTGGTACAGAAAGACTTGAGAGTGGGGAAACCTACTATGCAGTAAACTTTGGTAATGATTACCTTGGTATATCTACAGTTGGATTCCCAACTGCTGCTGATGCTGTTTGGTGGTATAATGTTGCAAGTAATATTGGTGCAGCTCACTCAATAGCAACTAATTTCCCGAAAGTAACTGCTGTTGCTGAGAAATACTTTGGTCAAGTTACTACTAAGACAAATCATAATCTTTCAACCAAAGATGAGATTAAATTAACTGCTATTCCAACTCAGACAGAGACAGTGGAGTTGAGATTTGATCCAGTTATTGCTAAAGTTACTACTAAGAAAGTTGCTTTTGATCAAACTTCATTTACTGCTGATCTAACTGGTTTTAAAATTAATGATACTAGTTACAATACAGGTGATAAGGTTGTTTTCTATGTTGATAATACAAACATTACTGGATTAGTTCATAATGAAACTTATTTTGTATTGAGAGAATCTCCAGAGTACATCAAACTCTGTAAACACAAAGCAGATGTTGATAGTGGTACTATCGTCAACATTACCAATGTACCTACAGGTAATTATTACTTAGCAAGAGTAAATCCACCATTTGATTTTGTTAGAGGTGATAGAGTTACATTTGATGTTTCTGATGTAAGTCTCAGAAACATGGAACTTAGGTTCTTTGAAGATATTGATTTTGTAAAAGATATTGAGACCTCTGGAAATGTTAATCAGGGATTTAATATCAAGAGAAATGGAGCTACTGGTAATACTGGTGCTACAGTTGAAATTACTACTTCAACCGATTTCCCAAGAAAGTGCTATTATCAGGTAATTCCTGTTGTACCTTCTGATGAAAGAAAACTGAATATTTCTTCAGATAAGGAAGTAAAAGGAAGAAATAATATAACTCTGAATAAGATTGTTCTCGATAATGAGCATACTATCGTAAAAGTTGATGATACCACTTTTAATTTCAATTTGAAGAGTAAACCATCTGAACCTCAGATGTTTGTATCGTTGGCTGGTGTTTCTACAATCACTTATGAGACTAGTTCTCGTAGTGCAGTTGGTCCTATTGCTAAACTTAAAGTCAACTTCCCAGGAAAAGGATATAGGAGACTTCCTAGAGTAGTTGATTTCGATACTGCGGCTGGTGTAGATGGTGTTGCCAAAATCTTCTCCGAAGAAGTTGGTGAGATTGATACTCTGGAGAGAGTGAAAGATGGATTCGATTATCCTACCGATCCCACACTATTACCATTCCTAAATGTTCCTGCAATTGTAGATGTAAACGGAATTGCAAGAATTGATGAAGTCAGAGTTACTGACGGAGGTAAGAATTACACACAACCACCAAATCTGGCGATTCGTGGAAATGATACTGCTAAACTTGCTGCTCATGTAAGTGGTGGATCTGTATCTAGAGTTGATGTTGTTGCAAATGCATTTGAATTCTACGAACCATTGAGCATTATTACTACAAATAATTCCAATGGTTATGACATTGACCAAATTACACATAGTGGTACAGATGTAACTGTTGAATTGTTACTTGATCCTCAGTTCAATATTCCCATTAGAACTGGATATGGATCTACCGATATTGAATTACCTTTTGCTATTGGCGACAGAGTGTTTATTGAAGGGTGTAGATTAAAACCAGATTCTTTTGCCGCAGGTGAACAGAACTTTAACTCCGATCTTTACGACTATAATTTCTTTACTGTAACTGGTGTAAACACTGCAAACTTTACAGTTACTTACAGTATGGCTAATGCTCCTGGCATTACTACTGCTCCTTTGGGTTCATATGATGATGATTTTACCTTAGGATACATTGTCAACTACAATGACATGGCTAAGTTTAGCATGAAGTTGATTGATGATGCTAAGTATCTTTCTGGTGAGAAAGTAACTTCAAATAAATTTGAAGGATATGTTGCAGAAAATGGTTGGAATGGTGAGATTAGTCAACTTAGACTCAGAGATACTATTGGTACATTGAGAGAAGGTGATACTTTGGTTGGCGAAGTATCTGAACTGAAGGGTAACGTCAGATATGTAAGTAGGTTTAGTGTTAAAACTAGATTGGGAGTAACTAGAGATAAAATTGAAAAGAATGATCTAGAAACTGGTATTCTTAATGATTTCAGTCAAAGAATATCTGACAACTTCTACTACCAGAAGTTCTCTTATTCAGTTAAGAGTAATCTTGATTATAATACTTGGAAAGAATCCGTAAGATCTATCTTACACCCATCTGGATTCAGAGAGTTCTCCGACTTCCAGCTAGAGAGTGATCCTAAGAAAGATGCTGAGACTTTTGATTTAGTAAGTGTTGGTGTTGCCAAGTCTACCAACATGGCAGTTAAACCAGTCGATACAAAGGTCGATCTTATTGTCAATGTTGACAATGAAATCTACATGGGAACCAGAGAAAACTTTGCTATGGTTACTGAAGATGATGCATTGACTGATGGAACCGTTCAGAGAATATTCTTCCCAGAAGGTAGACCTATTAAGAGTTACATTCTTAATAAGACAAACAAAGTTCTGAATATTGATGATATTTCTACAGGATTCAATGGTGCTCATGATAGAACTGGTACTCTTGTAGGTTCGACTCAATTTAAGTTGAAGTCTAAAGGAAGTCCTATCTTTAGAGTGTCCTTTGCTTCTTCTAATCCAAATGTAGTTGATCTAACTAATAATATTATTAATCTACCTAATCATAACTTCCAAACTGGTCAAGAGTTGATCTATGACAAACAAGGAGGAGATGGTATTGGTATTGGTACTACAGATCAAATTGTTGGTACAAAAGATATCATTATGACCGCAGTCACCTCTGGTGTTGGTGGCAGTGCAATGTTTGAGAATGGATATAACGTTGAAATTCCTGAGGGTGGAGTTACTGGTACTTCATTGACATCTGGATTCCCAATCGTCACCTTTAAGGTGTTTGGTTTTGGAATGGCTGAGGGTGGTATCCCAGGCATCTCCACTAGGGGTACTGGTGCTAGATTCCAAGTTAAATTTACATATGATGGTCAAGGATCTACCCTTTCTACTAATGTAGTTTTAACCAAGGGTGGTAATGGATACTTTGTTGGAGATACTGTAAGTATTGGTGGTACTTGGTTGGGAGGTGCGTCTCCTGCTAATGACTTATCATTCCCTGTTACTAGGGTTACTGGTACACGCACAGGTATTCAGTCAACGTATACTAATGTTCCATCAACAAATAATAATGCTGGAACTGGTGCTATTTTCAATATCACTAGAGATTCCAACTTAGATGTTGTTGACGTTGAAGTTGTTCAGGGTGGAAGTGGTTATGCACATACTGATGTTATTTCCATTGCAGGTACATATATTGGAGGAGCTACACCTACTGATGATATTTTCCTAACACCAATTCAATTGGGTGGCACAACAATGCCAGATTTGGTTTATGTAAATAAGGTAGATGACTTTAACTTTAAACTTTGTGGTATTCCTACAGGACTTCCACTTAACTTTACGGGATTTGGAACAGGCAATCACGTTCTAAGATATTCCAATCCCAATTTGAATGCTCTGATTATGATTGATAATATCATTCAGACACCAATTAAAAATAAAAAACTGAGTATTGGTATTGGATCTAACTTGGGTCCAAGTGACCAGAGTATTTCTATTACCTCTGGTATTGGTTCAATTGCTAAGAATGACATCATCAAGATTGATGATGAGATGGTGAAGGTCAAATCTATTGGTGACACTACATTTGTCCAATCTAGATTTGCAATCGCAGAAACTACAGTTGATAATAATTTCTATTATGACGTGAAGAGAATGAATTCCGATGTAACTACGGTTGACGATACATTCCCAACTCACGATGACAACCCTCCATATTAAACTATAAATAACAGAAAACCACCTTTCATGTAATGGCTAGACAAGGGATTAATACTGGTACTGCTCCGAATGACGGCACGGGTGATACCCTGCTAGCAGGAACTTTGAAAATTAATGCCAACTTTGAAGATATTTACAATATCTTTGGAGATGGTAATAATTTGGTTAGTTTTGTATCTTTTGCTTCAACTGCTGGGTACTCTACTAATGCGGGTATTGCTAGTACCTCAACTTATGCTGAAGAAGCTTCTAAAGTTTCCGATGATATCAATATCAATACTACTGGAGTTGTTACTTCCAGTTATGCTGATATTGGAAAAATTACTATTCAACAACCAGGGGCCATTACTGATGGTCCTCTTGAGATTGGATATGCAACTACTATGATGAGGATTAGGTCCGATGGTATGGTGGGCATCGGAACCTCTCTTCCTACATCTCAGTTGCAAGTTGCAAGTTTCTCTAATGAAAAACCTACACTTTGGGCAATTACCAAGGGGAATGCACATGGATTGAGAGTATCTTCTCAAGAAGATATTGTAGATAGTGAAACTTTTGTTGTTACTTCTGGTGCTTATGTTGGACTTGGTTCAACTGCTCCGTCATCAAGATTGGATGTAAGAGGTGATGTTCAAGTTAGTGGCATTAGTACTTTCAATGATACCACTCATCTAGCTGCTGATATTACAGAACAAGTTCAAGGTAATTGGAATACTCCATTGACTGCAATTGGAGGAACTCTTACCGTTGATGTGAATCAAGGATCTGTAGTTTTAGGTGGACTTACTACTTCAGTAACTACCTGGGCTTTCACTAATGTAACACAGTTAAATAGTAAGGCCACTACAGTTACGATCATCAATGATGCAGGAACATCATCCACTTATGGGGATGATGCAACGGTGAATGGAGTATCAATCGCAGGCGGTATTAAATGGGTTGGTGGTAATCCACCTCCATCTACGGCATTAGAAGATATTCTTACTTTTAGTATTATCCGAGATGGTACTGGTCAAACGAGAATCTACTGTAGCAGTACACTAAACATTAGTTGATAAGAGGAGATAAATGCCAAGGACTACACCTGGATCAGGAGCTCTTCTAAGACCATTCTTCACTTCCAATTACGGCGTTCATAGAATTGAAGTGTTGAGTGGAGGCAGTGGTTACGCAAAGACTGACCCACCAAAAATCGAGATCGACGGTACTGTAACACCTACAACAGAAGGTGTTTTTTATCCAATTATCAAAAACAATAGTCAAGGCATTGGAACAATTGCCTCGGTTAGAGTTTTTGTTCCTGGTGTTGGATATTACCCCGTCTTCAGTACTACTACTGCTGCAGATGTGGTGGTGGAAAGAGGTGCTTTTGGATCTATTGCAACAGATCACACCGCTACAGTTGGAGTACACTCTGTATTTACAGGGGACTATAATATTGTAGATGATGATATTTTCTTCACTGATGCTCCTTATGGCAAACAAGGTCCAGTAGGTCTTTTAACTGGATCTACTTTTTCTGGAAGATTGTTCTCTAGAAAGTTAGACCCATATGTACCAAAAGATAAGAACCTAGTCCTTGATGACATTTCTCTAGAGTTTACTGGAATTGCTGGTACTCAATTTGAGTTATCTGAAAACCTAGGAATTGTTACTGCACTTTATAATAACGTAAACTTGGGTGTTGATATTAACAATAACCCATTTGTTCTAATCAACAACATTGTTCAAACTCCTGGTTTGGATTTTGAAATTGTAGGAACTGACAGTAATAAAATTAATTTTTTAAGTGGTGTACCTAGAGCTGGTAGAATTGTAAAAGTTGGTCTTGAAACGGGTTCTGGATATTATACTCCATTAAAAGCATCTGCTGTTGCTGGAATTGGAACAACTGGTGCTTTAGAAATTGCCAAACTAACTGGAAGAGGTCAAGGATATAGAACTCCTCCAGAAATCACTGTGAGATCTTCTGTTGGTTTTGGCGCAAGTGTTGTTGCTGTTCTTGGAACGAACGAAGGAACTACAATCGGTATTACCACAGCACAATACAATATGTTTACTGGAATTGCTACATTCCAGACAAACGGTGCTCATGGATTTGCTAAGGATGAAAGAGTAAGAATTACTGGAGCTGGATTTACATTCAGTCCATTATCTCCTAACAGAAATATCAATACCTTTGGGTATGATTACATTACTGGCATTGCAACGGTAAATGTTACTGGTGGTCACTATATTGGAACGGGTACAAATTCCAATAAACATCTTCTAGTTACTCAAGTACAAGTTTCTGATGGTATTAGTACATATACTTTCAGGGAAGATGCATATCCTATTGTTGATGTATCTGGTCCAAATGACGTAAACATTGATGTTGGTGTTGGTACACAGCCACTAACTTATGTAAGTGGTGGTCTTGTTCGTGCTGGTGTTGATACAAATATTCTTGAAGCTGTAAATGAAGTTGGATTTGATATTCTAGGTGTCACTACGAATACTTTCAGAGTCTTTGTTGGTGTTAGTACCTTTAATCATGATTATGTTACTGGTGGTGTAGTAGAAAGAACTCAGGCTGGTATTGTTACTGCACTGAATATTGTTTCTGGTGGTCAAGATTACTTTACAACTAAGAAAGTTGCATGGATTGAAAATACTCCCTCAGATGGTATTACAACTGTAACTATTCATGGTAAAAAACTTAGTGATTCTCTTGGAATTGCTAATGTTTACTATACTGCTTCTACTGGTATTGCAACCATTCAAGCACAAGCAAATCATGGAATGTCGGTTAATGATGTTGTAAAATTAACTGGAATTGGATTTAGTACACCAGCTGGAAATATTACTTTACCTCCAGAAGGTAAAAATCAATTCTTTGCAGTCAAGTCAACTCCAAGTACGATTGATTACACTGTAGATCTTGGCATTCGTTCTGGAATCCATACCCATCAGGCTGTTGGAATGGGTTCTTACATTAAGTATGAAAATCATGGTTTAGTAACTGACGATTTTGTAACAGTGACTGGAATTGCTGTTACTTTTGCAAGTGCTCCTGGTGTTGAAATTACCAACGTTGTTTATGACAACACCTCTGGTATTGCTACCTTTACTACAAAGAATAGTCACAATCTTGATTTGGATGATTGTGTTGTATTGAGTGGAATTGCATTTACTTGTGATTATTCTCCATCTTTAGGAATTAGTACCGTTGCATATGATAATACAACGGGTGTAATGACCGTTACTACAGCTGCTCCTCATGGATATACCGTTGGTGGAAAAGCTGGAACAGTAGTATTGACTGGATTAGGGTTTACATGTCAATTAGACAATGGTGCTAGAACCCATTATTACCCAAGAAGAAGATCTTCTACATTTGACACGTCAGTACCTATTGTTTCCGTAGGTGCTACAACAATTACAGTTGATGTTGGGTATGCTGGAGCAAGAGATCAGTATCCACACACCTTTGTAACCGCAGAAACTGGTGCAGTAATCACTGGAGGTGCATATGATCATACGTTTGTACGGTCTGTAGAGGGTGCATTACGTAATGGAGGTGATTTCCCCCATGCCTTCGTCACATCGATCTCTGAATCGATTTTCAGTGGAGGTAACTATGCACACACATATACCGAATCATCAGAAGAAGCAATAATTGTTGGTGGTGGATATAATCATACTTTTGTTTCTCCAGCTGATGATGATTGTATTAACGTAGTTGGTGGTGGTACTACTACACCTACACATGCTGACTATAATCCAAATTCTGGAGATCTTACTTTAACAGTTGTTGGTCATGGTCTTAGTGGTCCCACACAACATACTGTAACTGATGCAGAATATACACCAAATACTGGTAAATTAACATTAACCCTTCCTACTCACGGATTCTTGGTTGGTGATTCTGTTAGAATTGCACAAGGTGGAATCACTTTCACTTGTGCTATGGATAATCATGCCACAAACCATCCATATCCTCGTGCAAATGATCCTGCAAATGGTCAGTGGTTGGGAATTGCTGCTACAACAACGAATACATTTGATGTTTATGTTGGTGTTACTAGCACAAAATACTTCGATGTAAGTGGAGCAGATTATACTCCTTCTACTGGTATCATGACCATGACCGTTGGTCCTCATGAATTACCAACTGGTACAAGTATTAAGATTGCTGCAAATTCCCTCACATTTAGTTGTGGTCTTGATCAATATGGTTCAAATAAGACCTATCCACGTACAACAGACCCAGCATATGAGTCTGCACTATCAATTGTGGGTGTTGGATCTACTACATTCTCAGTAAACGTAGGACCAAGTACAATTGTTCCTTTTGATGTTGCTTTTGCACATTATACCCCAACCACGGGTATTATGACTTGTGCATTGACTGTCATCCATGGTCTACAAGTTGGCCAGAGTATTCGCATTAAGAATGAATCTCTTGGATTCAAGTGTAACAAAAATGCATATACAACAACTCACTTCTATCCAAGACCTTCTGACCCATATTACAACACTGCTGTTCCTATTGTAGGTGCTGCAGGAACTCTACTTACTCTACAAGTTGGTCCAAGTACATCTTGGGATTACACTCACGCTTTTGTTCCTAACCTAGGTAGTGCAGTCGGATCTATCATCTCTGGTGGTGATTATCCATATCAATTTGTTAGCGCTGCTTCTAGTGCTGTTATTACTGGTGGTAATTATAACCATGACTTTGTTTCTGCCACTCCTAACGGATTGGAAAGAACTGTACAAAGAATTGGAATTGCCACAGGATCTCTATCATTTAAATGTGCTAAGGACGGATACGCAACTGTCCACGACTATCCACGTACTACTGACCCTGCTCATAATGCTGAGTTGGGAATTACCAGTGTAACTGCTGATACTCTGTCAGTCAGGGTTGGTGTATCGACATATGCAGTTCGTCAAGCAACTGGTGCAACATATGATCCTTCTACTGGAGAAATGGTTGTTACCGTTGGTGTTGGACATAGTTATTATGCACAGTCTGGACACACAATTACAACTGCAACTTATAATCAATCAGCTGGTGTACTTGAGGTTACCGTTCCTAATCATGGTTTCTTGAACGGTGAGTATGTCAAGTTTGATGATGGATCAATTACATTCTCTTGTGATAAGGACAATTATGGTAGTAACCATGCATATCCTAGAGCATCGGATCCATATAGAAACAAGTGGTTACCTGTATATCATGTAGGTGTTAACACATTCTCAGTATTTGTGGGTGTTGGTTCTACAAACAACTACATCTTCCAATCTGCAACTACAAACGGACTTAAGAAAGCTGCATACACTGTTGGTGTAGGAACTGGTTCTTATACGTTTACTTGTGCTAGAGATAATCATGCCACTAAACATGCTTATCCTCGTATGGATGATCCTGCTCATAATGCAGTTTTGGGTATTGGATCTACTAGTGCAAATACCATTACTTTACAAGTTGGTGTAACAACACAAGTAACTAATGCAATTACAACCGCAACCTATGTTCCATCAACAGGTGATCTTGTAATTACTTCTCCAGATCACGGATATAGTGGTGTTCAAACTTACACGCCAAATCTCGTCACATATAATCCTAGTACTGGAGTACTAAGACTAACCTTAGATAATAACCATGGTTGGCAAGTTGGTGAAAGAGTGAAACTATTAGATGACTCACTAGTATTCAAGTGTGATCTTGATGGAAGAGCTACCGAACACACATATCCTAGAGGAACCGATCCAATTTCTGATAAGTGGGTTCCTATTGTGGGAACAGGAACTAATTTCTTTGATATTAATGTTGGTACAAGTCTGACTACTTTCTATTCCCCAACTTCAGGATCTTTTGATCCTGTAACTGGATTAATGACAGTTGGATTTGGAACAGCACACAACCTCAGAAAAGGACAGTCTGTAAGACTTAAGACTAGAGGATTTAAGTTTACTTGTGGCATGGATAATCATGCAACTAATCACTACTATCCTAGAGCTACTGGACTGACTGGACCAGATCCAGCTTACAACACTGCGGTTAAGATTACATCTACTACAGAACAGACCATCACATTAGATGTTGGAACGTCTTCTAACCAATCAGATCATATCTTTGTAGCTGCTGCTACTAGTTCTATTATCGCTGGTGGAGAATACACTCATGTATTTGTGAGAGCTGATCAAGGATGTTTACAAAAATCTGAAAATACCATTGGTATTGCAACTAATGGATTGACTTGGAGATGTGCTCAGGACAATTATGCTACTGACCACACATATCCACGTACAACTGATCCAGTACACGGAGAAGAAATTGGAGTTGTCACCACAACACAAAATACCTTCACTGTAAATGTTGGTGTAACAACTATTCAGAGACTAAACGTTTCTGATGCTACATACGATCCATCAACAGGAGTCGTTGTACTTACAACTGACACTGCTCATGGATTGACAACTGTCCAAGGTGGTGTTGGTATTGCTACAAATTCTCTAATTTATACCTGCACAATGGACCAGAATGCATCTGAGCATTCATATCCACGTACAACTGATCCAGCACACAATGCAAGGTTGTCAATCGCTGCTACAACATCCAATACATTGACAGTTAATGTTGGAACTTCTACCGCAGTTCCATATGATGTAGCTGGTGCAGATTACAACTCAGTTGTAGGTATCATGACCCTTGCAATTGGATCTCATAGTCTACTTGCTAATACTAACTTTAAGTTTAGAAATGAAGGGTTAATATTCACCTGCACTAAAGATGGTAATACACAACAACATGGATATCCTAAGGATGGTGATCCATATTTCGGTGGGGTTGAAATTACTAGAGTTATTAACAATACTACTATTGAAACTAACGTTGGAGTAACAACTGTTCCTAGTTACTATGTTGGTGGAGGAACAATTCAGGGTGCTATCATTGCTCCTAGATTTAACAATAATTCTGCAAGTGGTGAAGATTATGCTGCAAGTGGAACTTTTGTAGATAAGGTCATTTCTAACAGAGAATTCGTTGCTAACGTTGGTATTGCAACTTGTCAACACTTCTACAATAGAATTGGTACTGCATTTAAAGGCAAGAGACTCGCTTCTTCTATTGAAGAAGGATATTCTGGATTTGATGTTCTTGAAGCACTTGATGGTGCAAACATTAGAGTTAATGCAGGATTTACAACAGAGAACTTCTATTACACTGGTGGTGGTTCTGTAGGTAAACCAATTTTCCTAGATTTTGTTGAACCAGATCCTTATTACAATCTACCACTAAACTATATTGATGGTACTACTGGAATTGGTACTAATGCTACTGTTGATTTACGAGTTAATGTTGATGGCGACATTAGAGAGTTTAATCTAACCGAAGAGGGTATTGCATATAAAGTTGAAGACTCTCTAACGGTTGCTGGAATTGTAACAGATCCAAGAGTTGGTATTCTTACTGAATTTAGACTTAATGTTACTGAACTTGATAATGATAAGTTCTCTGGATTCTATCCTGGACAATTCATCCTCTTTGATGATATTTCTAAATTCTTCAATAGCAATAGAAGGAAGTTTACTCTCTCTGTTACTACTGGAGGAACTACCGAGATTCTAAGTCTCAAGACTCTTGCAGGTAGTGATATGGATATTACTAATAATATCTTTATCTACATTAATGATATCCTTCAAACACCAGGCACTTCTTACATTTTCAAAGGTAGTAGAGTTATCTTTAGTGAAGCTCCTAAGAGCAACTCTAAGTGTTCTGTTTTCTACTATAGAGGATCTGCCAGAGACGTAGAGACTATTGAACCTCCATTAACCGTAAAAGCTGGAGATACTGTTCAAATCAAAGAGAATAAAGAAAATATCTTTGACATTGATCAGTTTGAAAGAACTGGAAAACGTATTGTTGCTTCTGATGTTCTAGAAACATTCGCTTACAACAGTATTGGTATTGATACAAATCCAGTTGCAGAGAGACCTCTGATGTGGGAAAAACAGAAGGTAGATAGAGTTCTATCTGGTGTTTTAGTTCCAAAAGCTAGACCAAGTTTGAAGAGTAGAGTAACTCCAGCTACTAGACTTATTCACAAGGTAGATCAACAGGATGGATTCATTAGAGTTCAGAATGCTTTCCCATTATTCTCAGAAATTGACCTTGTAACTCAGGCAGAAAGAAATGCTCAAATCTTTGAGGATGAAGAAATTACTCCTGGTATCGTTACATCTATTGTCTCTACTGCGTCCAGTATCAGTGATATTGTAATCGTTGATGGTGGTAGTGGATATAAGAACATTGTTAACCCTACAGTGAACATCTCTGCCTCTGGTATTACCAGACCAGATCCAATTAAGGATTGGAGATTTGATGGAATTAGTGGTGTAACTAATGTTGTTGATTTTAAAGCACTGACCGATCAAGAACCAATCGTTGCTGTTGGTGGTAGTAGTCAGTATATTAATACTAAGAGTGGAAGTTTCTGGGAAAGAGGAACTATTGGATTTGGTGGAACAGTACAGTTCCATTGTGTAGGCGTTGGACAGTCTTCTGGATATCCAACTAAGTATGTTGTTGCGGGTGGTGAGTATGGTAGTTTGGCTAGAGCTGCTGGTTTTGGTAACAGTTTGACTTCATTCTCCGAAATCGAACTTAGAGAACTGAGACAAATCCCTGCTCTTAACTTGACTGTTGAGTATCCAAGTACGTTTGAAGAAACTTTCAACGATGTTATCTATGAACCAGTTGTAGATACTTGGGTTGCAGTTGGTGCTGGTGGATCTGTATTTACTGCGGTTGGTGTTACTAGTGACGTATTCTTCAGTAACTATCCAAACACAGTTCAAGATCTCAACTCTGTAGTCTATGCACAAGGTGAATTTATTGCTGTTGGTAATGGTGGTGAAATTGTCGCCTCTAATGACGGTAAAGTTTGGTCACCAAAAGCAAGTAATACTCCATACAACTTGAGAGATATTATTTACGACGGTAACAGATTTATTGTTGTTGGTGATAATGGAACAATCGGTGTTTCCTCTGATAAGAATTATTGGGAACCTTGGAGTACTCAACAGTACAACAACGCTATTCACCCAGCTACTTTTGACTTTAAAGTTCTTAAATATATTGACAATCTCTACATCGGTATTAGTACCATCGGTGTTCTCTACTATTCCTTTGATCTAATCAATTGGAACCGTAGAGACGTACCTCACACTAATGAGATTAGAGATATTGTTGCCACCAATTTTGGTCCAAGTAGAGGACAAAGAATTATTTCAGTTGGATCTGGAACGACACAGTTCTATGCAGACCCAGTTATTAATAGAGCAACTGCTACTGCATCCGTCACCAATGGAATTGTTACAAGTGTCACTATCACTGATGGCGGATTTGGTTATGAGTATGGTTCTTCTCCATCTGTTATTATTGAATCTGATGTTCCTAAGAAGGAAGAGATTCTTTCTTTCAGAACCGAAGGTGATTTTGGTGTAATTGTTGGTGTAAATACTTGGATGCCTGGAATTGGATTCAGTGTTCCACCTAGACTTCAATTTACACTTAAGTCTGAATTTAATGATAATACTAACCTTGGTTATGGATATTCTTCACTGAATACCCTTGGAGTCAACTATTCTGGACTACAAAAAGACGATTATTTCGTTATCTACGATAGTCCACTGGTTGTTGGTCATGCTTTAACTGGAATTACTACCTCTATTGGTGGATATGCAAACTATCCTGCAAATAAAGTTGGTATTATTTCTGCTGGTGAGAATCTAGAAGGTGTATTCAGAGTTGAGAGAGTTACTACTGGAGATGCGGTTTCTGGTCTTGTAACTGTCACATGTGCTTTCCAGCCAGGTCCAAATAACAACAGTGATATTCAAGTTGGTGTTGGTACAACGGCCACTATTGATACTTACTGGGGTAAATATAGTTGGGGTAAGATCTTCGGATATCAAAATAGAGGAGCAGGTACTCCTCAAGCATTTGATGTCAATGTTGATGCTGGAATGGTCGGTTTATCGACCGCTGCATCCGTCCGAAGAATTCAACCTCTTTCGTAACCACTAAATAAAGAAAAAACTTAGCTAACAATGCCCGCTATAATTTCTGAACAATTTAGGATTCTTAATGCCGAAACTTTTGTAAAGAGTTTAGTCGGTGTTGGTTCTACTGTAAATAAGTATTATGCGTTCTTGGGATTACCCAACTCGACGCAACCAGAAGCTGGTGGTACTACCACATGGGCTACTAATACTCCTGCTCCTTTGGATGGTTTTGAGGAAGAATATTCCATCAAAGAATCCATTATCGCTATGAAAAAAATTACGGATAGAGATGTCCGTAGATTAGTCCGAAAGGTTAAGTGGGTAGCTGGTACTACATATGAGATGTATAGACATGATTACAATATCTACAATCTGACTCCTATTACTAGTCAGGGTAGTTTGTATGACGCTAATTACTATATTGTCAACGAAGACCTTAAAGTTTATATTTGCTTACAAAATGGATCGGATCCCGAGAACCCTAAGGGTCGCCCATCATACGACCAACCCACATTTATTGACCTTGAGGCCAGAGCAGCGGGTACATCTGGCGATGGTTATATTTGGAAATATCTTTACACAATCAAACCTTCCGAAATTGTAAAATTCGATTCTATTGAATATATTCCAGTTCCAGAAAACTGGGGTGATCAAGGTGAAACTATTGCAACGAAGAACAATGCAATCGATGGTAAAATTGAAGTTGTAGTTATTGATGATAGAGGAACAAACTATCAACCGATCTCCACATCGTTTGCTAATGTTCCTATTTTGGGTGATGGAACTGGAGGGAAGGCAACCATCACTGTAGATTCTTTCGGAAAGGTCTCTGAAGTCTTTGTTACTGATGGTGGTGAAGGATATACTCATGGATCTATCCAATTCTTCCCTGGCGCGCCTGGAAGTGAAACTGGTGGACCTTTGGCCAACCTAACCAATACTGGTATTGGTACAACCTCCATTTCACAGTTTTCAGTAATTGTTCCACCTAAAGGTGGTCATGGTTATGATATCTATCGTGAATTGGGTGCATATAGAGCACTTCTTTATGCAAGATTTGAAACTCTAGAAACAAACCCAGATATTATTGAGGGTAATGACTTTGCGAGAGTGGGTATTATTAAGAACCCAACGGTATTTGGTAGTGATAGAGAACTTCTCGATACCTCTATTGTTAGTGGATTGAAAGCTCTGAAGATGGGTGGATTGACCACCGCGACGACTTATGCAGTTGACTCAACAATCACACAAACAGTTGGTGTTGGATCTACTGCTATTGGATATGTGGCATCTTGGGATAAGATCAGTGGAGTGCTTAAGTACTATCAACCAATGGGTCTTGCTTCTAGTGCTACTGGATATAAAATTATTCCGTTCACATCCAATCCCGATACTGGTTATGGTGTAACAATTGGTGGTTCTTCAGTCCAAGGACCTTTGTTATCAATTAATACAAACTTTGCGGGTGTCAATACCTCAATAAATAACAGAACATACCAACTTGGAATGAACTTTACGGCAGGTATTGCTTCTGCTGAATATAATACCAAGTCAGGTGAGATTATCTACATC